CGCACCTTGTTCACGGCTAATATCATCAACAAACGCCTGATACTCTGTTCCGCCCAGTGAAAGGTTAATATAGGCCGGTTGCTGACTTACATTGAGCTGGTGGTCAATAGTGCCACCAATACTATTACTGATATTACCGTGACTAAGCACACCGTTAATTGAACTACTAATATCAACAGATGGCATTGCGTGAACAGCAAGATTATTAGCTGCCTTATCAATCAAATTGGTGTTATCGTTCATACCTTTGGCGAATCCAGCTACAACATAATATCCAACTTGGTCTCGCATAACACGCGATGGTGAATGGATTCCTAAAGCAGATTTAGCAGCGTTCATCGCAGAACGAGCCATATTTGCAGCTGCACTAGCAGCAGCGCCAATAGCCCCACGAATACCATTTACAAATCCCATAACGAAATTGCGACCTGCAGAAACCATTCCACTTGCTGCTGATCGAACAACGTTGACAGCACCATGAATACCGCTGGAGGTCACAGAACGAGCTGCATTCCATCCAGAACTAAATACAGAACGAACAGTACTCATCATGCTTGATACAACTGAACGAATTCCACTCATACCGCTTGATACAACTGATTTAATTCCATTCCAAACTGAGGAAGAAATACTCTTAATCCCATTCCAAGAAGAACTCCACATCGATTTAATTCCACTAAGAATGCTATTAATTACTGACTTAACCGCATTAAAGATCGTTGTAACTATGGTTTTAATACCGTTCCAAATAGTCGAAACGACACCCTTAATTTCGTTCCAAGCACCGGACCAGTCTCCTTTGATTGCTGCAGTAACAGCCCGGATAATTCCGGCCACTGCATTAATAGCAGTAGAAACAATTGTTGAGATAACTGTCCATACAGCTTGAACCACAGTCTTAATCACGTCCCAAGCGGTTGACCAGATAGTTTGAACATTCTGCATGGTTGTTTGGATGATTTGTGAAATAACTTGAATTGCGGTCTGAACTACAGTTTTAATATTGTCCCAAACTGTTTGAATTACGGTTACTAATGTTTGCCAGATTGCTTGAGCTACTGTGACTATTCCTTGCCATAACTGACTAAAGAATGGTTGTAAGGCCTGCCAAGTGGCCTTAATTGTTTCAATAATCGGTGTAAAGATAGTGACAAGTGTGTTCCAAATACCTTGAGCAACAGTCACAATACCCTGCCATAGCGTACCAAAGAATTCACTAAGAGCACTCCATAAACTCTTAATAGATTCAATAATTGGAGTCATTCCCTGAACAAAGCTATTCCAAACACCTTGAGCGGTAGCAACTATTCCTTGCCACAAAGTACCAAAGAACTCTTTTATTCCATTCCAAATACTCTTAATGGTTTCGATAATCGGCGCAAAGAACTGTGCAAAGCCATTCCACAATGACTTAGCTGTATCAACGATGGTTTGCCATAATTGACCAAACCAACTCGTAAGACCGTTCCATAAACCTTTTATCGTTTCAACTGGATGTGTAACCGCTTGTCCAATAGCATTCCAAACAGTTACAGCTAGTTCTTTTAAACTTGTCCACGCTTGCTTTAACCAGTTTACAAAGTTAGACCATATTTGTTGACCTAATTTTGTTTTAGTAAAGAAGAGAACCAAAGCGGCAACCACTGCAGCAATGGCGGCAATAACCAATGTAATTGGGTTAGTTGCCATTACACCCCATAGTGCTTGTATAGCGCCAGAGACAGCAGATACAACTGTTGTTAATCCGCCCCAAACAGCTTTAACACCCTGAAAAGCCATAAGCACACCCTTAACAATTTTCGATTGACTTTCTAACGCTTTTAATGAATCAATTACCTTAGTAATACTTCCGCCAGACTGTCCCAAAACAACTAGCACTCGACCAATATTACCAACGGTTCCAATTACCTTACCGCCAAGGCTAATCATCTTTCCATAGCCGGAAAGGATGCCGCCAATAGCAGTTGCAGCAGCTCCAATAGCCGGTGATAAACCAATGAAGCTGCGAATTACCCCTGCTGTTCCACTCTTAGAAGTTTTTGCCCAGTCCATTGCACTAGCCATCATCTTAAGATAATGATTATTAATGTCCTTGGCAGATTCCATAGATGTATTTCGCAAGGCTTCCCAAGCTCCACCAACTTGTTCTAATGACGCACCGACATTTTTTTGCATTTCGGCAGACTGACTACTCAGTGTTTTTTGTGCTCGTGCAGTTGTTCCAGCTGCCTTATCTTGAGCATCGGCATATGCTGACCAGCTTCGAGATGCATTACCACTTTTATCTTTAATTGCATCAAGTAATGGAGCAATAGCTTTCATACCAGCCGCACCAAACATTGCTTTCAATGCAGCGGTTTTTTGTGCTTTCCCCATTCCATCTGTTTTATCAGCAATTTCTTGCAAAATTTGTGGGAATGGTTTCATCTTTCCTGCACTATCAACAAATGTCAAACCTAAGGCATCCATTTGCTTTTTTGCAACTGATGATGGAGCCAGCATTTGTGTAATAGCGTGATTCAAATCATCAGAAGCTTGTGCAGCACTAAATCCACGATTAGTAAGTAAACCAATGGCTTCAGATGTTGTTCCCATATCCATTCCAGCTAATTTTGCTGTTGAACCAATGGTGGCAAGTGCCTGTTGCATATCTTCAATAGACGCATTAGATGCGTTAGCAGTTTGAACTAAGATAGCAGCTGCTTGTTCTGGCGACTTTAATGAATCACTCCATATGTTCATTGATTGTTGGACTACTCCTGCTGTCGTCTCTAAGTCAGATCCAGCAGCGGTTGAAGCTTGCGCAATTGCCGGGAACTGCTTTTTGATATCATCAAGAGAAGCACCGTTTCGTGCCATTTCAAGCATGGCATTAGCAGCATCTTGAGCGCTTAAAGGCAAATCTTCACCCATTTGGTTTGCGACTTCAGAAAGTCCTTTAATATCCTTTGATGTACCTCCCGCAACCACAGCAGTTGTATTCAACGTTTGCTGAAAATCACCAAATCCCTTTAGTGCTTTGACACCCATTGCAGTAGTAGCAGCACCAGCAACTTTCATCGCAGTACCAACACCCTGCATTTTAGAATTTACAGCGTTCCCAAACGATTGAGTTGCCTGACCAGCTCTTGCTAATGTTGAACTAAAGGATTGGTCGACTGCAGATAAAATCGCTCTAACACTATAACTATCAGCCATTGTTCATCCCCCTTTCTTTAAGTGGGACGATTTTTCCAGCCGCTTTTAGTTTCTTAAATTCTTCCAGTCGGCGATTAAAAATTTGTGCTCGGTCAATCGCTTTAGTAGCACTAGCTCGTGGACTATAATCAGCTTCAAAACTAGAACGAATTTGATCAATCAGTTTTTGAGAATCAAAAAAGTCTTTAAATTCACTAAAGACGGGTTTAGGATGCTTTGCACTTCCTTTAGTTGCCTGAACGCTTTGAATCCACCAAGCAAGAGTCGCAAGATTTTCCTGCTCTCTAACCTGATGAATCTTATATGCTTCAAGTCGCAATTGATACTCTCTTAAAGTCATTCGTTCAATATCTTCAATATTAGAAAAGCCTAGAAGAGCTAGGCCATTTAGCAGTATTTCACGATACTGCTGTTCACTTTTCTGCGGCTCTTCTAGGGCTTCATGTTTTTTGCTGCTACCTTAACAGCATTTGAGTCATTAATTTCCTTTTGAACTTCATCAAATACCTTTTCTAAGTTTTCACAATTATCAATGAAGTCATCGATTGTATTCTGCGTCGGTCGTGGCTTTACTCCATAAGCGGCAGAGTAAATTACATCACTTAAAACTGCTGGATCGTAAGCTTGTAAAGCAGGCAAAGACTTAGTTAATCCAAAGCCAAAAGATTGACCATTAACTGACATCCCCGCAACCTTATCAAGTTCACGAACAAAACGCACACCAAAGTTTAATTGAACTGTTTTATCATTTAATTTAATTTCCATAATTATTCTTCTCCTTCATTCTTTTCTGGATTACTTACTCGCTGGAGCTGTATCTGAACCTTTACCAGCATCTTCAGCAGTAAAAGCAGTACCACCACCAGTCTTATCTTGTTCTGTAACTTGACCGATACCTTGAAAGACATAAGATAATTCTTCTTCCGCATCATCTGGTAGTGTTAACCACCCACGTTGAGGTTCGCCTTTAATAGTAAAAGTTACATCACGGGTTGAGTTATCATCCGGGTCGTTCTCGTTTTCATCTTCGGAAACAATTCCACGCATATACCATGCATAATATTGACCTTGTGCATTACGACGTTTCCGATAGACAATCCACACTTCAATATCCTTATTCTTCAAGAGTGAAGTCATTAAATCATCTGATACCTTACTAATGTTATGCACAAACTCAATTTCTAAATCAGTTTCCAATGAAGAAGTAGTAGGAACCCCTCCCTGTTTAGTTTGTGTAGTATCTGTATCACGTTGTGGATCAAAGTCTAGTGATGTTTGGTAAGGGATAAGTTGGCCACGTTCTTTTGCCGCATTTTCAAGCAAACGAACGTAAGCAACTGTATCAATACCTTGTAAATATTGAATATCGTTATTTGCCATTTATTTTCATCCTTTCTAAATTAAACTAAATTTCAAATTAACAATTGCATGATTTAATACTGTATCTGGAACACTAGTATCTTGAATAATTTGATAATCACTACCAGTCATTCGTCCACGATAGCGATAATCTAACGTTTTAAACGACAAAGAGGCAATCATTAACAACGAACTAGCGATTGTATCAACCATTAGTCGTTGATCTTGATTGCCCCACACGTTAACAGTAAGGTTTATTTCAGCACCAATGCTCGTTTTATTCGGGACTGGTACTAGATTCATATTTTCAAGCGTCACAAAAGGATAATTCACGTTTTCAGAAGCCATGGGTAAATGATCGTAAGTGTCATACCCTTTGTTTAGTGATTCTAGAAATACATAATCATACAATTCTTGTTGTGGAGATTTCATCATTGCATCAACCTTTTCAATTCGTTGATAAACATTTGTGACTGAACATCAAAAGCTGGTTTCAAAGTAGGCATGGCCGACATAAACCGAGTACCGTATTCCAGATAAGGGAAGTAATCAGTGGTTGGGCCAACTGAAACAGTCATTCCACCATCACTAAAGATAGGCTTAACTGATCGACGAGTCCGTCCAGTTGAATAACCATTAGTATAGGCAGCCTGCATATTATATTGAGTACGACTAGACAATTGTGCGCCATGCTTCTTTACGATTTGGGGTACTTCAGTGAGGTCCATTTTTGTTCTTAATGCTGCAGTTAAATCATCTAGTCCTTAAAGAGTAATTTTAGCTTTTCCCAATGTCTTCACCTACAAAAATTGAAACATTCTTCAATGGAATTGTCGTGGTTCGCATTCGATATTTAGTTGGACTATCATCAATAGTCAAATAGGCCCACACCTTTTCAATCGGTTCAACTAAACGAACAACCTTAACTCCTTGAACAATACTTCCGAAGAGTTTCGCAGAACGATCGGCACCAACATCTGTGACATTACCCATGACATCAGCCACTAATTCTGATCCACCTTCATATGAAGAAGTAATAGGATTATACTTCCGCTTACCTTCATTAAAGAATTTAATTTCATGGTTATAACGCACGACTATCACCTCGATACGGATTGAAAAACTGCACCTTCCCCAGTGATTTAACATTCTTCCCGTTTTGATCTCGCCAAGCATTGATATCATCCTCAAAATCATCGAAATCAGACGAGTTAAAAGTAATCGACTGTCCTTCTTGCGAATAAGAAGCCATTCCCTCATTAGAAATACGATTATATCGTCGTACACAAACTTCAAGAGAGATAAAACCTAATTCGCTAGGAAATTGATCATCTTGTGCTAAGCCCAGCTTAAATCTTAACGCCTGTTCTGTATTATAAATAATCAGCGATAGTAAGGCATTTTGTTTGTCAGTTTTTAACTGGAGCATCGTTTTTAGATTTTCAAGTGTTACAGATTGTTCCATCTTACTCACCTAGCTTTGCTAATAAATCAGACTTATTGTCGGTAGAAGTATAGCTGATTCCATGCGTATCCATATACTTCTTGATTTCGTCCACCGTATTTGCGGACGTTGGCTTTACATCTTTATCGCCCGCTTCCGAATTATCGGGCGGTGTTATTTTGACGGGGTAGCACTAATAGTTGCAACGACAATCCCGTCGAGTCGTTCAGGGAATAATACACCAGATGTTAATGCTAAAGTTTCATACGAGGCATTCTCAGTAACTGGAGTATGAGCTACACCAATTAATCCTGTTTCATCAGTGGTTAAGTTAAATGCTTGAGTAAGGCTACCATTCATTGCTGCATAAGCATAATTTAAGTTCTGACTAGCAGTAGCAGCAACTGTCCCTTGATCGACAGCACCAGTTAAAATAATGGCGTTAAAACCAAGAAAATTTTGAAGATAGCTTAACCCGAAGGCAGATTGAGTAGTAACGGTTGTATCACCTAAATAATCGTAAAAATCTAATGGGTTAGCAAACAGTACTGATTGAACATCGTCATCTTCCCACTTGATAGCTAATTGGCCTAAAGCGCTTGATACTGCCTTCTTAAAGGTTGCACCAGTTGTCTTAGTAGTTCCTGTCTTTACAAAGTCGAAGAAATCCTTCTTAATATCACCTTGAATAGACCGAAGTAACTTACTGTCAGTATCATTTACAGCTGGACCAAAACCAGCAGCTTGAATACTTTCGGCAGTAGTTTGCTTGCGGTACTTCTTGTAAGCTAATTCCTTGGTCTCAGATAATTTCCGAGTTGCCTTGCTTAATGGAATGACCTCACCTTCAGCGACATTTCCATCTGCCTTAGTTACTTCCGACTTATAAATCTTAATTTGTGAACCTACTGCCATTGGTTGCATCCGAGTTACACTTAATGCTTGAAGTAAGGTACTAATTGAACCAGTAAATTGTTCTGTAAAATCAATAGATTGTGCAATTAAATCCTTTGATGTAGTAATATTTTCTGTTGCCATAAATTATTCCTCCTAATGTTGATATAGGCTTAAATTATCTGCAATGGCTTGTTGCCGTTTGATCGGATCCTTAATCTTGTTGATTTCATCCTTAGTCATTGTTGGCTTGCCATTTGTTCTTGGTGTAGAACCTTTGAGTAAGTCTTTCTTCACTCCACTTTGGATTTGATTAGTGTATTTAATTAGCGCTTGAACATTTGCATAGGTTTGTTTTTCATCATCAACTACAACCATGTTCAACACATCATCACTAACAGTTAGACCAGCTTCCTTAAAGACTTCATCCGTTTGTTTGATATTGTCACGACGGGCAATTTGAGCGCGGAGAGATGCAATTTCTTTATCTTTCTCACTTTCTTTTGACATAGTTGCCTCTATATCTAATGAATCTTTATTTGTCTTGCCAGATTGAAGCTCTTTAATTTTCGCATTAGCCTTATCTAACTGGTCTTGGAGAGAATGCTTCTCGTTCTGTTCCTTACCAATTCGTTTTTGAAGTTTCTTAACTAATTTGTCACCATCTAATTTGTTATCTTCCTTTGGATCGGTACCTACTTCCTTAGGTTGCTCTTCATTAGTGTTAACAGTTTGATTTTCAACTTTAGTGTTCTTGTTATCGTCCATGTCGGGACCTCCTTTACTCGCATTTAATGTCCTGGGAGACTGCTCGGGTTTTGTTTAACGTCCACTACACACGGAACGGACATAATTTAGTTACGAAAAAAGAGAACCCTTGAAAATAAAGGATCCTCTTTGAAAATAATTTAATTAAGAAAATAAAAAAACACTCAGAATTAATCTGAATGTTTAATAGATAATATCTGATTGCATTTCTTTTGAAAGCTTTGGTAAAGGCTTCCCACTTCTAATTGCATCATTCAAGATTTTAATACCTTCTTGAATATTATGAATATCTGGGTTTACTGGATCAAAATAAGAAATAGCATTATCAAGACTACCAACGCCAAATTTCTTTTCGTAATTATCATGGGCTTCTTTTAAGTTCTTTAACTCAGCATTCAATTTACTCACAATAATCACCCCTTTAATAATAATCCTAGTATTAGATTCAAATATTCTTCATCTTCATTAATTTTAACATATTTATTCTTACCATCTTTGCCAATCGATTTTAATTGTCCTTTTCCCGGCTCAAATAATGATTCCAAACCAATCGAAAGTACTTCTGTTCCTTTAGGATATTCTTTACCGATATATGGATTAATAAAATTATCTTTCTTAGTAACTTCACTTAGTCGGTAATTAATAAAACCATTGTAAATATCATATAACCGGCTTGTCTGTTCACCTTTAGTCCGCTCTTTAAGAAACTCTCTTTCAATCCTTTCAACATCTTCATTATGAGTTTCAACGAAGTGGCCTAACTCATGCCAAGCTGTTGTAGGACGACCCGATGAAAAGATTGTATTATATTTACCAGTTTTATCATCTTGAAGATATTTTGGAATGTCAGACTGGGTCTTTATTGTTGAAGGTGCCTTAAATCTACCACGTGCATCTACGTAATGGCGAGTATAGAAACCACGCTGATTTTTACCGGCATACATGAATTCACCATGATTTAAGTAATTAACCCAATCCTTAGGGTAATGATTAAAAGCCTCATTTAATGCTTTCTTCACACTTGCATTTGACCGTGGCATCCACTGACTCTTTTCAACCGTACCACCAACTTGACGATAATTGGCAATAATTTTAGCAATTCCGTCTTTATCACCTAGCATTCTATCGATATGGTATTTTTCATTAATTGCTTTGCCAAGATATTCAATATCATCTTTCTTCAACTTAGTAATATCAGTATCCATCAGCTTCTGAAAGTTATCTTTATCTGATGACTTAGAAGTTTTCTTACTACTATTTTTACCTAAATTATCCTTGCCCTCAACCCAATAAGCACTAATACTACAACGACAATTAGGATGAATTGGAATTTGAGGAACTTCATCAACTGGAAAGACCCCATAGCCAAGATCATATTCATCATTATCAGCAATTCGTTGGCAAACACGACAAGCTCCAGGTTCAGCATACCATTTTACATATTTATAATCAGCAGCCTTGATACTATCAATTTGTGCTTGATATTGAACACGTGCCGTTTCGGTTCTCACTAATCTTTCGGCAACATATGCATGATTATTAATTGTACTCTTAATCTGATTGCGCAACTGGCGGGCCATTGCTTGGTTACTTTGACCAGTTATAAGTCCTGTTGAAAGTATCGTGTCTAATTGAGCCTTTAGCGCATCTTGATTAAGCCATAGGCGTTGACTCCAGTTTGCTCCAGCAGTTTGAGCCATGATAATCTTGGCAATGTTAGTATCTTCAATCAAAGCATTATTAAATTTCAAATTACGTCCAAGAATACCACTTTGGCGCTTAACCTCATTAATATAGCTATCCGTTAACTTCAATCGGGTAGCATTTTCAATGTTCATGTTAGCTTCAGTAAGATGCAATCCAACCTGGCTTTTAAGATACTCCAAGCGGTTAATTCTCATCGTTGCATTGTACACCTTCATTCGACGATTTACATCATCACCAAACGAACTATAAGTAACTTTTTTGCCTTGCGCTCTCATTTGTGCAGCTTGCATTACTAATTTTTGTGCTTCGGCCTCATAATCTGCGATATCAGTCATGTCAACGGTAGAATAAGCATTACGAAGACCACCCACAGACTTAGCGAGAGATTGATACTGATGATCAATTTCTTTATTGATTTGTGAGATAGCCTGATTATAGTATCTTTCAATTAAACGATTAAAAGCTTCATCACTAGCAATATTTTTCTCTTGCCACTTACGTTCTTCCTTCTCTCGTTTCTTCCAGTAATCACTATTCGTTGTTGTCGGCATCGTCATCACCATCCGGCTTGTCTTGGTCTAACGCAGCAGGACCATACTTCATTGCCGTCTGCATGTTCTCAATCTTTTCCTGCTTAATTCGTTTCATCTCTTCCTTGGGATCATCAACAAACGGCAAGATAGACAGCAAGGTTTCCTGTGATACCATCCCCTGTAGTTTCTGGGCGATGTCGGCATCGTTTGAAATATCGTCCGGCAGATTACGCTTGAAGGTGAAGTCAAGCTCTCGCCAGTCTTCTGAATGAGCTTCAGGTAAGACCGTTCCAACACTGAAGACGATCCTGTAAAGTTGTCGCAATGCTTGCCGGAATTTACGCTCCTTGTTTGAAGCCATGTTCCGCATTGGCAAGAGTTTATATTGCAGAGCAACACCAGAACTATTTCCGGCAAAAGCTTCATCGTTAAGATTAGCCACCATGCTTATCTGATAAATCATTGAGACTAAACGATCAATAATGTGTTCTTGCATGTTATCTCCATCAGGCTTACTGATAAAATCCACAGTTGC